TTGGTAAGCATTTCTTCTTGAGAAGAATAATTAGATAAAATTTGAGCATAAGATTTAATAGCATCAACAGTATCTTTCTTTTGATATCTTCTGTCTGTGTCATATTTTAACATATCCCAATTATCATTAAACCAATTATCAAATTTAGAAAGAGTCGCTCCAGCAGGAGGAACATTCGGTAACTGTTCTAATAATTGAATTGAGGTTATTGGGTTCTGAGTCATACCATTTAAAAAAGAAAACCATAATTTATCTTCATTGTTCCAAGAATAATGTTTAGCTAAAGCAGGCATGTATAAATAAACTAGACCAGGCATAATACCATATTCTAAATTTAATTTATAAAGAGCATCAAAATACTCTCTTCTATTTTCTTTTAATTTATAATTTTTCATCGTGGTTTTAATCCGTTGCTACCTTCTCCTGCAGGTATATGTTTAAATGCTATTTTATCACTATATAATTCTGCTGGTTGTATTTTAATATAAAAACAGGTTCCATGGTAAGCTACAGCAGTTACTCTGTAATTATATTTTTCGTTAAAGTATTTATCAAAGACTGGCGCATAACTTTCTCTATGATTATTAACATCATACCCTCTCTTCTTTAAATTCTTTGCAGTGAAATGCCAGCGACAACTTGAACCATCGGTTATAATGATAGCTTCAGGTTTATGAGAAATCATTCTTTCCATCTCTTTAACCCACATGTTTTGCTCACTATGTTTTATTAAAGTGAAGAAAGGAAAATCACATACGTAAATATCTGCAGGTAAAACTCCTAATCTTTCATGAGCATCTTCTTGATGAACTGTTACTCCTGGGTAAGAAGCAGTGCAGAAATATAACTGTCTTACACAATCTTCATCTAACTCTCCTATAAAATGATGCATAGGTTTCAATAAATGTTGAATAGCTATAGAAAATACACCGCATCCTCCGAATGGTTCAGCTACAATTAAATCATTAGCATTCTCGCTTCTTTTATGAGGAGCCAATAAAAATTCTTGACATAAAACATTCTTGCCAGTTTCTTGCCATCTCTTATTTAAATATTGATAATAACTGTAATCACCATCAGGCATCTTTTGAGGTTCTCCTGGTAATAGTTCAAAATCATATTTATTTAATATCTTCCATTTAGTTGTAGTTATAACCATTATTTATCTCCTTCTTTAACAAAGATACCATCTATCATCTTCCCTTTACGATCTTTAATATCATCATAAGCTACCGTTAAACACTCTTCCATCGTTATATTATTTCTTTCCATAATGTTTAACATAACTACCATCATATCTCCCAGATCATCTTTAAGATCATTTCCTTTACAGACACTATCACTTAGTTCACCTAATTCTTGCATTAATTTAAGAACTTGATCTTTATCAGAACTTCCTTTAATTAAATTTCTATCATGATGCCATTGAATAATCATTCTCATAATTAAATGTGTTATCATTGAATCTTGACTCCTTTCTATATATGCGTATAAAATGGTTCTACTACTTTACTATCAGCAGCACTACCTACTATCCAAAATCCAGTTTTATCATCATAGTCTAAAGGATTTCTTTCTCTTAACCATCTCCACATCTTAGCTTCATACGTAGGATGAAATGTTATATCTTCAAATGTTTCATTATTAAATTTATCGCTATAAGAAGCATATTTATTATCATGTAAAGAATAATGATTCCATTCAAAATTAAAATACTCAGGATCTACTCCCATTATTTTTAATCTTTCATTAACCCATTCTCTTTTATCTGGACCTATACCAATAGTAAATAACTCTTTTAAATTTTTAGAGTCTCGGCTTAATCCTAATAGAACGCTGGTCAAAGAATTACAAGAACCAGCAGGGACAATTAATCTTTCTATTTCTTCTGGCATATTAGAAGTTTGATAGGCACCAACCTCATGAAATTTTCTTACATCTTCTGCAGGATAACGAGTATGAGGAACTGTTATACCATATTCTACTACCAATGAATTCTCTTGAGTTAAATCTGCTACTCTTTTTTGAATAATAGGATTATAAGGACCAGACGCATATTCAAACACTGCGCCAAAGCCAGCAGCAATTTTAGGATTAACATGAGTCTTAACTGTGTGCGGTCTACTGTAAACTACTTGCCTATTTTTAAGACCGTAATGAGCACCTACTATAGCACTCATACTTAACTGAGGTGATTGAATAGATGCTCCAGTAACAATATGATTTTTACCTTCTCTAAATCTATTGATATACCAAATAAGCTGTCTCATTTTTGATCCGTTAGGACCATTGTACCCCAAGGGAGCAAAATAGTCGTCTCTTTTAAACCAGACTCCTGACTTTAACTCCCATGGAGTTAGAGAAGACAAATGGTGTTCCCATTTTATGTCTTCTCTATTGAGGGAATATGTTTCAAATACAGATTGCATTATCTTACTGATTTTAACATATATGTTCTTTCGTTGATAACAACTTCTACTCTTTTACCTTGCTTGGCATTACCGTAAAGAGTGCGAGTTAATCTATCTACTTGAGCACCAGTAACCCACTTAGGACAGACTTGCCACATTTGATGAACATTATCAAATTCAGCAACATCTGGTTCACCGTCGTCAATAGGATTAACAACAATAAGAGTTCTGTCCAGTTGTAAAGACGCACTCATATTTCTATTTCTGAGTGCTTGACCAGTAAACTCTTTCTTTACAGCAGGGTAACCAGCATCTTCTACTTCTTTAACAACTTTTAATAAATCTTTACATCTTGCTATAGCTGTAGATTTGTCACGAAACTTCTTAATAGGTTTATTACCTTCGTAACTATTATAATAATCAACCAATTCTTTCATTTTCATATTTTCAAAATTTAACATTTTTTCCTCCTTATATGAATGTGCCTGAAAAACCAAAACTAGTGCGACAGATTGGACCCATACCTAGTTTTATTGATTCAGGATTTGTTAAAGTACGACTGCATATGCAACACTGCCCTGTTTCTATGCCATACCGTTTTACAGTCATTTCAGGGTCTGAAATTAACTTTTTGATTTTTTCGGATGCCTCAGGGGAGCACTCAGGGACTTTGTAAAACTTTCCGTGGTAAACTTTACCCAGATAATTACCGTACTCAGTGACGTAGAGAGCTCCTGGATTACGACTGTTGTCTCCAGCCAGCTTAACCTTTATGTTATCAAAGGTCATTCTTGGCCATTTTACTCCATTAGACCTAGCTGTCTTAAATTTCTCTTCTAATTCTAGTGAGTTGACATCTAAAGGTTGGTCCTTGCAAACATTTCTTTTAACACACTGATGTTGTTTCTCAGTCAAGTGACCATGAGTGTTTAAAAAAGAAAGTAAGCTAGCAGCAAAATCATTCTGCGAAGCATTATCAGTGAGCCATTTATAATCCTCAGGATTATCTACAGCCCAGCTATCAGGCGATAAATCTTCTTGTGTATCTTCATAAGAAATTGTTGTAAATGTTTTCATTTTATTCTCCAGTTATTAGTTATATTTTTAATATAGTTGATACTTTCTAAAAAGTAAAGGATTATTTTACTCATTTGATTCTTCCTTCACATTAAGATTTAAGTAAGTATTAATTTCTTCAAAACATTCATCTTTTAATAGTTCTGTTTGATCAGTGATATGACCTAACTTATTCATGATATGACTTGCTGCTTTGAATGCCATAGTACTTGTGACATACAAGCTTCTCAAATTGTCATAAATGTTTTGTATTTCAGTAACACCTACTTCATCTTTAACATAAGAAAGAGGAGTGCTAATTGTATTACCACTCTTGATTATTACAGGATCAATATTTCCTGCAGAAGCATTAGTAGATTTTACGGCATTTTCATTTAAGAATTTTAATAGACCTTTTTTATCATAAGGAACATCACATTGCTCAAATGGTAAACCAAATGCTTTAGCGTCATCTTGATTACCTGCCCATTGACCTTTACTGTTATAATATAGTTTCATATTTTTATTAGGGGAGGATTGCTCCTCCCCTATCCCTGTTATTAGTTATCAAATATTTCGTACCAATCTTTTTCATCTTGGTAGGCTCCATCTTTACGAGCCTGCTTACGAATATCCCAAAATTTATCTTTATCTTTTTCATTCATTGGTGGTTTCGTAGATATAAAATCTACCCATGAACTCCAATAAACAAAAGAGACAAATGTAGCTCCCATACCACTGGCTATTTCCATGTGGCCATCAACAACTGCCATTTTTATATACTCAATGTCATCAATGGTAAATTCAAAATCTTCCAAGAATCTGTTTATTAACTTCACAAATTCTAACTGATAAGATCTTCCCATGAATCTTCTTTTATGATATGTGATACCATCTTTTGCTTTCTTTTCAAAAAAGTCTCTATCTATCCTCTGGGGAGGATAATAATTATCAGGATCTTGATCGCCTTTAACATTTTGGTAACCATCAGAATATTTTATAGCATTTAATTCAACAATGCGGTTGACATCAAAGTCGTCATACCCTTTTAATTTAATGCTAAATTCTTCTCTGCGTGGTTTTAATGTTGATAACTCTTTAATTAAAGGTTTAATGCTTTTTCTGATTTCAATTAAGTTATCAGTTATCCACACCTTGCCTTTTGCTCTGAGTTTGAATTTACGATCTCTTTTAGCTTTACGCTCTTCTCGAGATAATACGGTTTTATGCATTCTTATTGTCATTTTATATTAGGGGACTTTCGTCCCCTCTCCCTGTTATAAGTTATTGATAAATGATACTAGTGTTAGAATTATTTTCCCATTCAAAATATTGATCAGGAGTTTCTAATATTTGCAATGTTTGCATAAGTCTATCATGCGAGTCTGGATTACCATATTCCATATTATATACATCGTAACCAGAACCTACTAAATGCACATTAATAGCTTTCTGATATCCTTCCTTAAGTCTATCATTAGACACCACAAAATATCCATAATACAACGCTTCCTTCTCTCCACTCAATTTATCTGTAGGAGTTAACTTAGTTTCTGTTATACCGATATAAATTTTATCGTTTCTTTCAAAAGTTGTAACTGCGTGGTGATCTGGTTGTATTGGATTTTCTGACCACTCAATAAACTGATCTCTCATCTCGAGAGGATTGCCAATTTCTTGTTTAAAGAAATTCCAAGTTTGTTGAGGGATATGTTGAAAAGGTTCTTCACCTCTTTCTCTAGCATCTAATTCTTTAATCCAATCAGATTCTGAAGCAGGTATTGCTTCCACAGGTTTGTTATTCTGCTTAACCTGCTTTTCTAACAATTGAATTAATCGGTCTGCTACTTGTTGTTTAGTAATTTTATTTAATTTAGTCATTTTATAATCATCCTTTATAAGTTATTAAGTTATTAAAATGTTGAATTTCCCAACCCAACAAATATACTATAGCATATTTCAATGAAAAAGTAAAGTGTTATTTTTAATTATTTTTAATTATTTTTTAAAAATCTTGTTTCCACATAAAGCTATGTATCAGAATACTTAGCGTAGTCGCCGCGATTAAGATGTATAAATAATGTATCATTTTTTAGCTGATTTCATCATACGATTACCGAACCAGAATGCTATAACAGCACTAAACATAGCTTGTGTTTCTAAATCCCATGCAGCAACAATTCCTTCTAAAACATCTCCACCACCTTGAACTGCCATAATAACTTGTGTTACTTTAACAAAAGCAAAAACAGAAAATAGCAAGTAAGTAATAACAGGTCGGACTGATGCTTGCAATGCGCCAATAAATTTAGAAGAATTATTTTTAGCAAGTTGTTCAGCATGAGCATAAATAGCTTTTGCTTCTGCAATATCTGCTTCTGCGTCTAGCTCTTGTATTTTATATTTAGACATTTGCTCAGCATATTTTGCTTTTGCCTCAAGCATAAGTAGGTCTTGTTTAAATTTGGCTTTCTTTTCAAAGAACCCTAAAACACTTGGCAAAAAAGATGTGCCAAATCCGAGTAACGATCCCAGTAAACTAATCATTTTGTTTCTCCCATATTATCAGATATATCTTCTACAGTATCTTTAATAGCTTCAATGTTAGCATCAATTCTAGCAGAAGTGACTGCTTGAAGTTGAACAGCTTCTTCTAATTTAATTAACCTTCCTTGAATTTGAGCAATGTCTTCTTCATGATCATTTATAGTTGACATCATCATTGAAAAAGACCATACAATAGCAAATGCCTGTATGCCTAATCCTAATAAAAATGTTGTAGTTATATTTTTATCTATTTTCCATTCACTCATGGTAATTCCTTTAATTCTTTTAATTTAGAAACTTCTTCTTTTAGCATTTCAATTTCCATGTCTTGACGAGCATCATCAGGTAAAGCACCAAATTCTCCTCTTGGCCATTTTATTCTAAACTCTGAATTAAGAACTATATCTTTGTTTTGTAGATCTAACTCTCTTTCTAAAAGATTAAGTCTTTCACTAATTCCAAAATAACCCCATACTGCTACTGCAACAGTTCCAATGATAGCAATTAAGTTTCTTAACGGTATTGCTATTATTGAATTGTCAGAAACATTTAAACTTTTGTCTGCCATTTATGCTCCTTTTTATCCATTAACTGAATAAGAAATAACAAAGAAAGGATCGCTGTCATCTCTTGTGCTGTCAATTACTCCTAATGAAAAACCAGAATTAAAATCAATAGATACTCCATAATCTGTTTCGTCATCATCAACATCATAATCATAAAATCCAACATGAAAACTTAAATCTATATTGTCGCTAACTCCTACCGCAGTGTCTATTGAATAATAAATTTCATCTGCAAAATCCATTTCCCAATCAGCATCAGCTAAAATATTTGCTCCTAATGTAAAAGCACCAATATCAACAGCAAGAGTTATTTCGCTAGAGTCATAACCTTCGTCAGTGTTATTTGGAAAAGCATAATATATGTAACCAACACTTAAAGCACCCATAGTATATCCAACATAAAGATCAAGTTCATAAGTCGTATTATCACCAAAATCTACATTAGAAACCCAAGCACCTGCCCAAAGACCTGAATCACCTGAAATATCGATACCACCTGAAACAGCAGCACCTTTCCCTTGAGACATTCCTCGCCAAACATACTCATTTGTAATTGAAGCATTCCATTCAACATCTGCTTGAACGACTCCTGACATTAAAAAACTTAATAGAATTGCACATATAAACTTTTTCATTATTTTTCCTTTTTAGTTATTTTGTAGGTATAAAATTTCAGATATTTTCATAGCTGTAGCTTTAGTAGTCTTTAAATTTGCCGTAACTCCCTCTTGATAAGTTACCACCAATACTCCCCACGCATCATCTGTGGACATTATTGGACAAGCTATATTTGAAATTTGTCTATCTAAAGATGTGCATTGACTTAAAACAAAATGACCAATCACATATTCATCACCTTCCATAAAATATCCTGTTGGTAATAAATCTTCGCTATTTCTTGGCAGCATCATTAAAGGTACAACATTTCTTGCATCTACCCAATCATATAACCAAACAGATTGAATGTCCCTATCTGACCTTAATAATTTATTTACTAATTCTTCTACTTCAGTTTTCTTTTCCGGTTGCCCTTCAAAGACTTCTATAATCGGAATATTTTGGTTATCTTCATCAGCATTTAAATTAGTATATTGTTGAAAAGCAATATATGCAATTATAGCAACAACAACTAACCCTATTATTTTCATGGCAAAAGCTGACCATGATTGCTCTGGTGATATAATTCCTTTAACTATTTCAATAATTTTATTCATTTTCCTCCTCAATTGTTGTAGAATAAACTTCAGAAATATCTACTGCTGGTCCTGAAGTTTCTGATGGATTTACATCCGTTAAAAATGTAGCACCGCCAAACACATTGGTAGTTTCTACTAAATTAGTTTGTGCTTGTTTAGGTAATAGTTTCTTTGCGTAATTTTCTATAGCTTCTACTGCTTTTGCTACTTCTTTAGGATCAGATGAACCTAACAGTGTAGCTAATCTTTTTTGCACTTCTTCAGGAACTTTAGCACCTCTTATCAAATTAATAGTGTTTCTAATTAAACCGCTTGGACTCATACTATCAGCTACAGTATCTATAAAACCTATACCTTCTCCTGTTTGATCATATACTTGTTCTGCTGCTAGTCTTTTGGCTGTAGGAGAACCTCCTGTTATTTTACTTATTTGGGCAAACAACTGTGATTCTCTTAACATTGCTTGTTCAAATAAAGCAAAATCAGACATAGTTCCATCTGTTGCTTCTCTAATTTTTCCTAATGATTCCGTCAATGTTCCAGATTCACCAGATAATGTTTCAAAAGCAGTTCTTAATCCT